ACTGAACTATTCAAATAGTAGCTTACAGACGAACCGCCGCCCGTAGTTGCTGGAAAGTCAGCCAAAGAGCCATCTCCTCGAATGTATTGCCCAACTGTACCAGCTCCACCTAAAACTTGGCTTTCCGTAATCGACAAACCAGTTGAGGCCGTTGCAATTGTTACGGGCAAATGATTCTGACCGCTTCCACTTGGGTCGACTGGATTTTGTCCCTCGGAAACAACAAAGCCAGGAGAGGCTGGAGTTGAGCCAGCTCTAACAACTTGCGCTCTAAATTTGCTAATATTTACGTCTTCCATTTATGTCGTTGGTTCTATTCCTAAATCGTAAAGCTCAATTCTCGCCGTTCCTTTTCTGCAATCAAGTTCGTAACTCATTAGCGCCCAATATCGTCCGTTAAACAAGAAACTTCTAAAAGGGTCGATTGGTCTTCGCTCAATCGTTGCTAAAACTCTGTAATTCGTTCGGCCTTTCAAGTTAGCTAATTCTTGCACGATAATATCTAGCAAAGGTAACTCTTCAACTCCATCTCTAGTCCAATCCGTAGAAACTGCATTGTCAAAATCTAGCAATCGAATTGCTGAAACTGAGTTGCTCGTTATTGCGTCGCCAATGTATGTATTGTAGTCGGGATGCACGTTGGCATAAGGTGAGCCAGTAACCGCTTTAACTCCTAACTTTGACAAAGATAAGCCATCTGTTTTCTCAATCTTTAGCGAAAGATTTTCATACCTTACAACGTATCTGTTAGCCGTTCCGCCGTTACAGATTAATTGATGCAATCGAATTTCAACCTCACCGTCAACTGGGACTAAAACATTGTTTATTGCAATGCTATTCCAAACAGAGCCAGCCGTAACTGCGAACTCCATGACCGTACTTGTGCCAGTCCAAGCAAAGGTTGTTGCTCCGCTTCTTGACAAGTATTGGTTGCCAATCTTAATCATTAGTCCAATGGCATGAGCGCCAGGAGTAACCGCGTAACTCGTGCTTACTCTTTCTACCATGTATTGAAAGGTCAAAGAAATAGTATTAGCGGTCTCCTCTGCAATTGTAATTGCTCCTCCAGTAGTGTTTGTGCTTGCTGAAATCCAAGACAAGTTAGGGTCGTCTATTCCATCGGTTGTGGTTGTTGTCCATATTTGCACATATTCGCCACCACCTGAAACGTATTGCACTAAGGCAGTATTTCCACTTGGCACACTTGCTGGCTGGTTAGTCGGGATTGCCTCGTGATAATCCCAAAGCTTTAATTGATAAATGCCGTCATAAGTCGAGCCTACTCCGTTTAAATTCCACTCCTCAATCGCAAACTTAGCATCAAATATTCCGCCTTGACTATTAGGGTCTAATACTCCAAGATTTAAATAAGAGTTAAACTCTGTAAATACTCGTCTAGCCGTCTCTTCAGGAGAGTTAATATCTGCGTTTAAGTCGTCGCCGTTAACAATTGTACTTGTTGCCGTTAAACTTAGGTCGGGCAAAAATTCATACATCTTATAAGATAACTTGCCTAACTCGGTTAATCTGACAACGTAAAATTGATTTTTCCACAAAAACACGCGGCAAAGAAAAGGGTTAACCATTCTTTCGATTGTGTTCTTTAGGTAAAGTTGCTCATTCTCAATCCTTACGCCGTTGCTGAATTTAGCGTCTAGTCCATCGGTAAAGATTGCGTTTTGTGGCACGTTAAATTGACGGAAAACGCTTTCGTCTGAATCCATCCTAGCCTCGTGGATTTCGCAACCAATAAAGACTGGTCTTTGCTCAACAAAAGATTGATTTAAAGCGCCAACAACTGCCGACAAAGCTTGTGTTCTAGGGTCAGGCCAAGAGGTAAAATTTGAGCGTATAGAATCAAAACCTTTTAATCCATCAACCGCGGTAAATGAGAAAAGCTTAGGCCCACTCTTATATGGCGATGTAATAAAGTCGGGAGCTATGTAGCCGCTAAAGAAAGATTGTATGCCTTCAAATTGCAAGTAATTAATTTTACTTGTGCCACTTGTTGCTCCAATTACAAAGGTATTATTTCCAAATGCAATGCTTTCAAAGGTTGCTACTGAAGCAGCTGGTATTGCAGTCCAATTTATTGCGTTTGTAGAGTAAGCTATTCTATTGGTTCCAAAATCTGTAACCGCAACAAAATATCCGTTTCCGTACGCTAATGATTGAGGTGTAAATGGTATTGTAACGCTTATCCAAGTTAATCCATTAACTGAATAATAATTACCAGTTGTAAATTTCCCATCTGCAAAAATAATTTCGTTTGCAACAAATGTTGTTGCTTGTTCATCCCAATTTAATCCATCATAAGAGGTATAAGTAGTACCAAGTCCCCCAATTAAAAGTTCAGAAACTGCAACCCAAATTCCATTACCATAAGCTACTCCAGTAAAAGGTATATCTGATGCATTACTTCTTGATGTCCATGTAATTCCATCTGGTGAGGTCATTATTCTATTTCCTACTCCAGTTTTTGCAACAGAAACAAATAATCCATTGCCATACTCTACATCTTGCCACCAGTTATTAGCTGCTGGAGTTCTAGCAGTCCAATTTATTCCATTACTTGAACTTGCCGCAAAACCAGTTAAAACTCCTGAAACATTTGCATAACCAACCCCAACAAATATTCCATTTCCAAAAGTAACGTATGAAATGCCTAAACCAGTTGGAACAGTATTCCATGTAATTCCATCTGAAGAATAGTATATTAAAGAAAATGCTGCAACAAATAAATTATTTCCAAAAGTCATTCCTCTAAATCCAGCGCTTGGCGAAGCGGCTTGCCAATCTGTAATATCGTTGTTTGCGCTAACTTGATTTAAAACAACTTTCCAAGTCCTATTACCACCAACAAGAAACTCGTTAAAATCTCCAGTTTCCCCAGCAATTGTAAAATCAACCGAAGAGCCTATAATTGTCTCTAATGGGTCGTTTCCTGTATTTCCCCAATTGTAGGTAATATCGTTAATTAGTAAAGGAGTAACCGCTCCTGAATATCCAGCTTTAAGTATTTGCAAGTTCCAAACATTGCCTCCGTAGTTGGTCGCATAACCTCCCTCGTATTTTAATCCGTAGTCATTTACAGGAGCATTTTGGCCAGTTAAAACCGTGTAAATTTTAACATCCTCACTTGGCATCGTATAGCTAAAAGACAAGCTAGAAGACAAGAAAGTATTGCCTGGAGAGCTATACCACATTGCGGTATGATATCCCGATTCAGGCGCAACTGCAATTGTAAGCGAATCGCCTTCGGTGTAGAATTCTAAAGGAGCAACGCCGTTAACGGTAATCGTGCCAAGACCTTCTCTAACTGCAAGTAATAATCTATAATCGTTAGCCATTAGCCTTTATTTATCTTATCGTTTGCTTGTGAAAACACATATACCAAGTCTTGACCTCTAACTACTAACTCGCCGTTTAGGTCTCTGTTTTGCTGAAATAAACCACCTTGTCCGCCTCCTGCAAATGAAGTTCCTTGTCCTGCTGAACCTCCACCAGCACCTCCGCCTCCTCCTCCGCCTGGGCCTTTGCTACCCATACTTCCAATTGCTCCAGCGATTGCGGTTAAGGCAATACCAGCAGCAATGGCTAAAGGAGCTGCAATGATTGCAGTAGCTGGATTCGCTAATGCAGCACTTACCTTTCCAAATGCTGAAGCAGCAACACCATAGGCAATTAACTGCTGTCCAAATTGGCCTAGAAATCTACCAAAAGATTTTAATAAGGAGCCTCCAATTGCTGTTAATAAATTACCTCCTGTGGCTAATGTTTCTCCAATTGTATAACCTAAATCAACAAAAGCATCTGTTACGTTTCCCTCAATTAAATCGTTGATTGTTTTGGCAAAATCTGCTACTCTTGCTTCTAATTCAGGTAATTTATCAAGTTGAAATGCTACATCATCGAGAAAAACTTCAAATGGTCTAGGGCCAGCAGTTTCCTCTTCAAATCCTTCAACTTCTAATTTTATTTTTACATCTTTACTTTCAATTTTTTGAAAAGAGCCTAAAGCAGCTAATATACTCTTTTCATAATCTTTTGTACTAAATGTTAACTTATCTTGTAATTCCTGAGCGGTTTGTTGTCCTAAATTAAAGTCATCCCAACCTTTAGAATATTCTTTTAAAGCATCACTATTTGATTTAATACCTTTACCACTATCCTTTACTAAATTTCCTCCTTGCTCTAAACTTGAATTTATTTTATTAATTAATTGCTCATCTTCTTTTTTAATTTTTACAATTTCTTTTTGTAAAATCTCCTCCTCTTTTAAAGATTCATTTGCAGTATTTATACTTTTAATTAAAGTATCGTATCTCTGCAAATCGCCTTGAGTTAAGAAACCTTCTTTTTGTCTTTTCTCAATTAATGCGTCTAACTGAGCTTGAGCGGATGCGGTTTGAGTTAATCTTTTGCTTCTTTGTTCTTCTAGTTTTGTTTCAATTGTTAAAAGATCAATTGAATTTTGTGCAATTGCGTTTGTTGCTGCTTGAGCTTTTGCCTTAGCAATTAAACTCTGTGTTACCTTTATATATGCTTCACCAACATCCCCATTTTTAATTTGTTCTTTAGTCAAATTACCAAAATATTCAGGGTAAAGCTTTTGAAGCTCATTTACAGCATCAGTTCTTTGCTTAGTAGATAAAGCAGTATTGGTAGCCTGTAATTCTAAGCCTTTAAGAGTTGAAATTTCCTTTTGTGCATCTTGAGCTCCTTTAAGATTAGCGGCAGCAACTCCTCTTAATCCTTCTTCATATTCTTTTAGTTTCTCTGATAAATCTTCTGTGGCATCTGCTGCATCAAAAGCGCCTTTTTCATAAAGAGTCCATAGAGTTGTTATAGCTGAAACAGCTAAAACTAAAAGATTTCCAGAACTAAAAATTTGACCAAATGCTAATTTTAATTTTGATGTTGTTGAATCTCCAACGTTACCTAAAGCTGAAAATGATCCAGCTAATTGTTGAATGTTGTTACCAACACCAATAATTCCAAAAGGTGCATCTTGAATTACTCTAGCGAAATCAATTCCTATACCATTATATCTACTAGTAGATTTTGATAATTGCTCAAATTTAGGCGCAACCGATTGCGCGGCGGTGCCTAATTGATCTAGCTGGCTTGTTGCCTTGGTAACTCCTTTTGATACCCCATCAACATTTACAACAAAGTCAACTTCTATTCTTGGATTTGACATTTCTTTCTAGTTTACTTGCAATTTCCAACAATTTCTTTGCTTTAGCAAAGTCTTCGGACGTTGACTCCAAAGGCTTTGGAATATAATCCCATGGTAAAGGCCATATCTTAGAAGGACTTAAATTTGCTCCTTTTTTTAAATGCGGTTGCAATCCAATTACAGCGTGTACTCTAAGGCTTTCTATTAGGTCTTTATAGTCTGTCTCATGGCCTTTTAGTAAAGCGTTAATCTCTTTTATACTTAAAGAAAAAAGCTGCTCATAAGGCACCTTAGTACGCCCCACGAGCAGCATTAAATATTCTCGAGCAGTTGTCTGCTCTTCGTCATTTACCTTTTTTTTTCCTCGGTTGGGTTGTTAATGCCTAACTCTAAAATAAGGTCGGCCAAAACATCGTTAAACAATTTCATTACTTCTTTACCGTCAATCCAAACCTTTAACTCTTCCAATGCTATTGGATTTGTTGACTTACGCAAGCAAGCCACTTTATGGCATTCATGTAGCAAAGAGTAAATGTTATCCAGTTTTGGTATTGTGCTGCCACTAAAAGCCTCTGCAATTCCTAATCCTGTAAAATCCTCAAAGTTCGCCAAAGCGCCCAAATTTGGGTAAAAGAAAATCTCCCCTTCTTTAAAAGGAGCTGAATGGTACTTAGCCATATATTTTGTTTAGGTTGGTATTACGCTAATAACAGGAGCTCCAGCAAAATCGAAAGTTCCTGAGAAAGATACTTGAGAGTTTCTTTCAGCAGTAATCTCAATTGAGTTTAACTGAGCATCAACTGTAATAATTTTGTCACCAGACTCTGTACCACCAAAAACCAATTCAAATACTTTACCGATGTCTTCCATCAAGTCAAAAGCTGAAAGGTTAGATACTCCAGTAGATGCAAAATCTAGGTCTCCTGAGAAAGAGAAAGAACCTGACTTGTCTCCGCCTTCAAGTCTAACTCCATAGTCTCCGGTGCAATCGTTTCTAACGGTTACAGATTCGTTGGAGATAGAAACAGAAGCGGAAGTTTTACAAACGACTGGAAGAGAGTTCCACTCGAAAGTAAAGAAATTGCCTAATTGATATGTTGCCATTGCTTATTCGTTTTAACAAATATACATAAAATTTTAATTATCAAGACACGAAGAAAATATCCAACGTGTAGGACAAGATTTTTTGGTAAGCGATTTGGCTAGAACCTTGCTCAATTTGTGTTCTGCTAAAGTTCTTTCGAATATCTAAAACTTGCAAATCGCCTGGAAATGTCAAATAATCCAAAGTCATTTTTTGCTGAATAGCATTTGAAATATTTTCCGATAATTTCTTGCCTCCGCTACCTTGTGGAAACTTGGTAACGATATTAATTTGAATGGTTGCGTTTTGTCTAATCGAACAATCATTGTTTGTTGTTTCTGCTTCGTTTTGGTCTGTTATAAGAACAAAAGCAGCTGAATTAACATAACTAGCTGGATTAATTGTTGGCGGTAATTCCGTATCGTAAATTGGAATAGTAACTCCGCTTAGAGTCAGAGGCGTGATTGCATTAATTACGGCAATTCGTATGTCGGTGGCTATTTCTCTCATTTTAGAACTTTATTTATTTCGTCTACCATATCATTTACTAAATTAGCCGAATTCCTATAAAATGCTGGCATTAAATAAGGCTGCCCAATTATACGACCTTTACCATTTCTGTAATACGTCCTAGCAATAGTTCTAACCTCTTGAGAATATTGTGGATTTGATAAAATTTCTCTAGCGCTTAATCCTGTGCCAAATTCCATCCAAGCCTCCCATTGTTCACCAGTTGTTGGAACATCTACACCAACTTGCCATAACAATCCATTGTTAGAAGATTTTTTATCAATTTTTTGCTTAATGTTTAACGGGAATCCCTCCCATTGAGTTGGAGCAGATGCAATTGCTTGTTTCTCTACATTAGTTGCTGTATTAGCTAAAACATCCTTTACTGCTTCAATCATGGCAGTTTCTTTTTTTTGAATATAAGCCAAAGCTTGATCTAATCCTTTAAAAGTTACCGACATTATACTCCAACCATTTTGATTATGTACTCTTTATGTTGCCGTTGCTCATCTAATTGAACTCCAATAATTTTGTAATAGCGGTTACGATAATAGACCTGATAATTTTCGCTAGGAACAAAAGAAACGCGATGTTGAATTGCAATTGTATAAGTATTTGGCAAAACCATTTCCCCAGCCTCCAAAGCGTTTCCGCCGTTTGTTTGATTTACAGATGCAAAGGTAGATAAAGATGTTCCTGGACTTATAATCGTTCCGCCAGCTCCGTCAGTTACTGGCGAAAAAGTTATAAACTCAACCTTTTGATCATACTTGCCAAAATTTATCATACGAATAAGTCTGCTCTATATTTTAACTCTGTTGAAATACTAGCCTTTTGTGCATATTGCTCCTGAACGCTAATCATGTTTTGTCTAAATGCAAAATCAGTTGCAATCCTTTTTAGCATAGCTACATGAAGGTCTTGAGGCAAAGGATTTGAGTTATTAAATCCAGCAGTATAGGTGTAATTTTCTACCTCTGTTTCGTCAGTTGTCACATCCGCCACCCAAGGGCCAATTGGATATATTCTCTCTCCTCTTTTGTTATTCGTAATAACCACATTTCTTTCTACGTAAAGCATTCCGCTTGCCTTCTCACTTTCGTTTCTAGCCGCTGGAATAAGTTCGTTAGTGATTAGTGTATCCCAATCTGAGAAATCAATTTGCATCCATGCCTTAGCTTCTGCCAAAGTAATTGGCTCAGTAGCAACCGAAAAGGAATATCTAATGTCGAGGGGTCTTACTACGCTCATTTTGTTTCTATTTCTTGTTTGTCCATTTTGACCCAAACTGCTAATCCTTTGTCAACTAGGTAAGTATCGTAGGTCTTGCCTACGGTTAGTACTTCGCCTTTCTGAAATGGTGCTAGGTCAACTAATAATTTTATCATAAAGATACTATTTATTTCATTAAATGTTTTTTCTCATTCCAAGGCTCGAAATCAGTCCAAGGCCTATAACTATGGAAAACGTAAAGCGAACGGATTAAACCAATCTTTAAGCCAAGCTCTTTAACTCTCATCGAAAACAGAGAATCAAAAGCTAAGCTATTTTCTGTAAACTTTATTTTCTTCCAAGTCTTGTACTGAAATGCCATGAAGAATCCGGCAATGTATTCATTAATCTCTTCTACCCCACCCCCCTCATATGACATGGCGATGTTGTAATGGTTTCTAATGTTTAAATCGTCACTAAAAGCTTTTCCATGCAGTTGGTGCTTTGATCTTAGCCGATTGGTGTAACAGCCAACCAAGCCAAATTTGTCTCCGTCTAAAGACAAAGCATCATGTATTCTTTTGCCCCAATCTGGAGTCAGATACAGAATGTCTCCGTCTTGCATTACTACCCAATCGTCATCGTTTGCATTTATGCTTGACAAGTATTCGTTGTAGGCTTTACCTATATTTTTATCTAAGTCAAACGGGTTTGAATAAAATATTTTCATTTGTAAGCAACAAATTCTGGTTTACCTCCAAGCTCCTCCCATACTTTTAAATTATGTTTCCCACTTTCTCTTTTTACATCTATTGGAATTGAACTTTTAAACTCATTGTAATAATCGCAAACGTGAAATAAATCTAGGCTATTTGGCAAATCAATGTAAGGATAGGGAGTTAATCCTAGTAGGTTAATCCTTTGACTATATTCAACGTGTTCAAATCCCCAAATGCTAAATTCTGGCCTCATACCTCCAGCCGTTTTGATTGTCTTTTGTGTTAAAAAAAGCAAACATCCATTTGGAGCTTTATAAGTTGTAAAGCCATTCCATTCTCCTTCTTTTCTTACTGATGGACTATAAAATTGATTTCGATGATTTTTTTCAAATGTCAAAGCCAAATGATTTAGGTTGGATTTAATATAAGGTTTTTCCCATCCTTTAATTTTTGGGTAAATGTCATCGTCTGCTAAAAAAACAAAATCAAAATCCTCAGCTAATTCCAAGCATTTATTTTTTGCTTTTGCTATGCCTTGCTGATTATTAAACCTAAAACTTGAATTCTTTACTGGTATAGTTGATGCATCATCAACAATAAATATTTTAGCATTTTTAGGTTTATATTTTTTCCATTCTGCTAAAGAAAAATCTAAAACAGAATGCCTATTCCTAGTGGTTATACAGATTGCGATTTTTTCCATTGGATAAAGTTTGGGTGATCATTAAATAAAGTCTCGTTATATTTCTGGTTAAATAAATCTAATTTTGACCACATTAAATCATTCCTTTCGTCTATTGTTTTTGTTTTAAATGTCTGGCTTCCAATATGGTCAACTCTACTAGAAGGCACAAGCATTGGAGGTAAATCTATTTTTTTTAGTTGACCAATTAGGCTATTATCTGCAAACCAAAAATCAAAATCATTGTCCAAGCCTCCTATTTGATTCCATAAATCGCGTTTCATCATAAATGCCCATCCAGATAAATTCCTTCCGCATTGCCAACCAATTTCATTTTCTGTTATATCTTTTTGCCTAAAATCTTTTGGGGAAATTGGACTTACTATAGGATAGTCTGCTGAAATTAAAGCGTGAAGCCATCCATTTCGGAATATTAAATCATTATTGCAAAACATAATCCAAGGAGCATTTCCTCGAACCGCTCCAAAATTTAAATAGTAATTATAATTAAAATCTTTGTCAGGATTAAATGTACTTGCGTTTTTATAAAATATGTTTGGCATTGATTCAATTACAATGCAATTAATTCTCAATCCATTAGCACCTTTAATTGCCGTATCTATTGCCATTTGGGTAAAATCTTTTCCAAGTTTTTGAGCATTGCTTATAAACACAACATCTGCAACAATTTTTCCCATATTTGCTTTTTTATGTCTAATTTCTAAAATATCCTCTTGAGCGACGGTAGTCATATCATTATAATCGTAATAATAAAGCACCTTGTCTATCTTATGCTCAGTACTTATATATGGCCTTAATAACTTTGCATAGCCTGAGTCTTCAGCTCTTTTCAGTGAAGGAAAAGAAGCCTTTTTACTTATTGACTTTTTTATACAAGGAATATGGTTTGGCAACCTATGATATTCAGTTTCGGTGTTATAGTCTCTAATGTAATCTTTAGAATACCTGCAAATCTTTGGCGGATTTCCATTTAATGATACCTCGGCTAAAAATACAATCGCATCTGCATTGCTTTTTATGCCTTCTAAAAGGCTTAAAATATAATCTGAGCTTATCCTATCATCGCAATCAACAAATGCAATGTAATCGCCATTTGCCATGTCTACCAAAAGGTTTCGCTTGTCTCCAAGCATTATCGTTTTATTATCAATTAAATAGATAATTTCAACCTCCTTTTGGTCTTGCTCTGGCAATGCTTCTAATTGACCATAAAGCATATCCAATGATTTAGGCAAAAAGGTTTTTCTTCGCTCTGCTACTGAAGGGACTAAAATTGATAATTTCATTTAAACCAAATTATTCCTGTACCTGAATGATGACCAATATCTGTCCAATCTGCTTTCTGTTCTGGAATTTGTTCCCAAAGTTTAGAAAGCTCATCAAAAAGCACAATATCATCCATTAAAACTATTCCTTTCCATTTAATTTCTCTTAAATGGTTTAATACTTCTTGTTCGTAAATACCATCATGCATTGTGTCAATAAACAATAAATCAAAAGAATCATCAATAAATTTATGACCATTTTCCATTATTGAAAACTTAACATTCTCGGGCTTATGATTTAAAGAAATATAATCTTGAACATCATAGCTAAATACCTTGTTTCCTGATTTAGATAGACAAAGAGCTGAATGTCCTCTAAAAGTCCCTAATTCCATAATATTACCTTTTACCTGGCCACCAATCCAGGTAAGTAATCTATAATGCTCTTCTCCAGCTTTCATATCTATATATTGAAAATTGGTATCATCATTTGGAATTGATTCCATGATTTTAATCATGTCAATTGAATTAAGCGTTTTTT